CACATCTGGGCTAGGGGTACAGTACATACTAGCTTCTATACATTGAAGTGGTTAAGCAACAAAATCAAACAGTTGATTAAGATTTTTCCTGACAAGCAGGTTGAGGATGTAAGCTCTCAAGACATTGAATGGAAGATGAGTCAGCGTTAAACGAAAGGAGTCACATGAAGAAAGTACGCAAAGGATATAGGAAGCCGAGAGTGAAGCGCCCCGTTGAGAAGAACTTGATTAAGGGTTACGACTCTAACTGGGAATACGAGCTTCACTCCGGTATCCTAGATGCATGGGAGTTTCACGTTGACAAGGTTGAGTACACAATTAGTCACAAGTACGAGCCAGACTTTGTTAAAGAAATTGAAGGCAAGAAGATACTGCTCGAAGCAAAGGGTCGCTTCTGGGACAGTGCAGAATACTCTAAGTATATCTGGATAGCAAAGGTTCTTCCAGACGATGTTGAGTTAGTGTTTCTGTTTGCCAACCCTAACTCTCCTATGCCAGCCGCCAAGGTACGTAAGGACGGCACGAGGCGTACACATGGAGAGTGGGCATCAGCCAACAACTTTAGATGGTTTAGTGAACAGACCATACCAGACAACTGGATTACCGCAAAGAACAGAGAGGACTTTAAAGATGAGCATTAATGACGCAACCCCGCAAGACTGGGACAGAGTTAGAGAAACAGGGGAGCCTACCTTTGAGGAGTATCAGAAGCGTTTAAAGTTTAGCTGGGTACACGATGGCACAAAGCCCGCACCGCAGACAGCTTACAAAGAAGACGTAGACCTATTTGGAGACTGCTGGGATGTAAAGAAACCTACAATGGATGAGCAGATGAAAGTTTATCTTGACATGGCAGACGTAGAGCTTAATCCTTTTGACGATGAAGAAGACGTAGTAAACAACCCCAACCACTACAACAACGGGTCGATAGAGTGTATCGAAGGTATCCAAGCATCTATGTCTGCTGAAGCATTCAATGGCTATCTCAAGGGCAACTGCATGAAGTACCTCTGGCGCTACGACTACAAAGGTAAGCCCGTAGAAGACCTTCAGAAAGCACAGTGGTACTTAGCTGAACTGATAAAAGAACTTTTGTTTGAAGATGGGGAGGAGTGATGAAAGTTAAGATATACCCACTGATAGAGCAGATAGTTGAGCAAGGTATAGACGCAGGTTGGAACAGGGCGCACAAGCACACTGATACCCCTGATGAACATACAGTAACAAACTGCATTAGCCAATACATAATGAATGGCTTTGATGAAGCATTTGAATTTGACACAGAGGAATAATTCTAGTGGACGATTTTGATAGGAAAGAAGAGCGGCGTGGTAGGTTTGACCGCAAGAAGAACTTTAAGAAAGTGAAGAAGGCTAACAAGGCCACCACTAAACAACAACAGAAAATAAAAAAGGTATTGGTAGATGACTGGAACATTTATGAACATGCTATGGAGCGTTGAGTTCCGCTTCGGTATCGGCCTAGATTTAGAGTCGTGTGATAGCCGCCCAGTTTGGGCTATACGAAACAACGAAATGACCGCAATGGCATTTGATGGGCTGGTACTGCTTATCCCATTCTTTGTTATAACTGCCGGTAGAGTTTGGGAGGAAGATGAAGATGCTGTATAAGATAAAGTTTGTGGCTAAAGCGTTAGGTTATTTTATAATCTCTCCAGTCTATGTGCCTGCGATTATAGTTTATGAGAACAGACAAGATGTGTACGACTTCTACTCAGATGTATGGAAGATAGTTACACTCACTCACCCGATGTTAAAGGATAAAGATTAATGGAACAGTACCAACAGTTTATACACAAGAGCCGCTACGCACGATGGATGAAAGAGGAAGGCCGTAGAGAGACATGGGAAGAAACAGTGCAGCGTTATGTAGACTTCTGGTCTAAGCGTGGTCAGATTGATAAGAAGACAGCCGAGAAGCTATACAACTCTATTCACAGTCTTGAAGTAATGCCATCAATGCGCTGCCTTATGACAGCAGGTGTAGCACTTGATAAGGATAACGTAGCAGGGTTTAACTGTTCGTATCTGGCAATTGATTCGCCACGCAGCTTTGATGAGCTGATGTACGTGTTGATGTGCGGTACAGGTGTAGGGTTTAGTGTTGAGCGTAACTTCATTACTAAGCTTCCTGTAGTTGCTGAGTCATTCCACCCAACCGACACTACCATTGTAGTAGGCGACAGCAAGGTGGGCTGGGCTTCAGCGTTTCGTGAGTTGATTGCTATGTTGTACGCTGGTAAGATTCCTAAGTGGGATATGTCAGGTGTGCGTGGTGCAGGTGAGCGACTAGAAACCTTTGGCGGTAGAGCATCAGGCCCACAGCCTCTTGATGATTTGTTCCACTTCTGTGTTAACATCTTCAAGAAAGCGGAAGGCCGTAAGCTAACAAGCCTTGAGTGCCATGATGTAGTGTGTAAGATTGCTGACATTGTAGTTGTAGGGGGCGTTAGACGCTCTGCACTCATCAGCTTATCTAATCTGTCTGATGGCCGTATGGCTAAAGCTAAGTCAGGTGCATGGTGGGAGAATGAAGGTCACCGTAGATTGGCTAACAACTCTGTAGCTTACACAGAGAAGCCAGACTTCGAGGCTTTCCTCAACGAAATGCAGACACTGTATGAGTCTAAGGCAGGTGAGCGTGGTTTGTTTAGTCGTGTAGCAGCACAGAAGATTGCAGCACGTAATGGACGTAGAGACCCTAACCACGACTTCGGAACTAATCCTTGCAGTGAAATAATTTTACGCAGTAACCAGTTCTGCAACCTCAGTGAGATTGTTGTACGTGCAGAGGATACTGAAGAAACACTGATGGCTAAAGCAGAAGTAGCTGCTATCATCGGGACGCTTCAAGCAACGCTTACAGACTTCCGTTATCTTCGGAACATCTGGAAGAAGAACACTGAAGAAGAAGCCTTACTGGGTGTAAGCATGACCGGCATCATGGACAACGAACTATTGAGCCGAGCTGACTCACCACACTGTCAAGTAGTATTGGAGAACGTAAGAGATGTTGCAATTAAGACCAACAAGAAATGGGCTGCTAAGCTTGGAATTAACCAGTCTACGGCTGTTACTGCTGTTAAGCCATCTGGTACTGTGTCTCAGCTTGTTGATAGTGCTAGTGGCATCCATCCTCGCTTCTCTGATTATTACATTCGCCGTGTCCGTTCAGACAAGAAAGACCCGCTTGCAAGCTTCATGTCAGCAGCAGGGTTCCCCGTTGAGCAGGACGTTATGTCAGAGTCATCGTTAGTGTTTGGTTTCCCTGTGAAGGCTCCGAAGGGTAGCACAACAGTGAAGATGGTAGGGGCTATGGAGCAGTTAGCTTTGTGGAAGACTTACCAGAACCACTGGTGTGAGCACAAGCCAAGTATCACAGTGTACTACACGGACAGTGAGTTCCTTCAGGTAGCGCAGTGGATATGGGATAACTTTGACATCTGTAGTGGCATTAGCCTTCTACCCGTCAGCGACCACACATATCAACAGGCTCCTTATGAAGAGATTACTGTAGAAGAATACGACAAGCTAACGTCAGAGATGCCCGTAGGTGTTAACTGGACTGACCTTGGTTACTTTGAAACTGAAGACAACACCACAGGCTCTCAAGAGCTGGCTTGTACCGGTGGGGCTTGTGAGATAGTATAGGAGATATACATGAAAGCAAAGGAAGCTAATATACTATCGTTTAGAATTATCGTTAACCATTCAGGGGCCATCCTAACAGAGATGGGTGGCCTCCCTGAAGACCGGCTGCACGAAGTGTTTAAGGGGGACGAGCTTACGCTAGTACGTAAGATTATTCGTGACGCTAAACCTAAGCTAGAGAAGATGCATGAGTTCTTGGAGAGAGAACTGACAGCCTTCTCAACTGTTTAAACTGTTTCATATGCTGCACAATGTACACTGTAGCATAGTGCTCATTATTGGTAGGTAAAAGTGCATGACTGGGGACTTCAACATACATCGAAGTCCCCAAACTGCATACTACCACTTAACTTTATCTGCCCAGTAAGCCGCAGACATCTTACCCTTCTTTATATTCTTACCATGACGGGCTTTAAAGCTTGCTCGTTTCTTCTTCATTCTTTCTGATTCACCGGCCTTGGGCTTACCTGCTGTACTGGCTCCTTGTTCTCCGAAACGGATTGTCTTAACCTTATCTCCTTCTTTTGCCACAACCACATGGCTTTTCTTCGGGTGCTTAGGTGTGCGCTTCGGTTTGTTATAGCCACTTACTCCTGCGTTGGTTAGCTTACTGTCTTTC